CAGGTTCATTCCTGACTGAAACTCCAACCAACTCAGCTAATGCTGCTGGTGGTTCAGGTGGTTTCGGTGCTGATGCCACTGCAGGTGGTCCTACCGCAGGTTTCGATCCAGTTCTGATCTCTCTGATCAGACGTTCAATGCCTAACTTGGTCGCTTATGACCTCGCTGGCGTTCAACCAATGAGTGGTCCTACTGGACTCATCTTCGCAATGCGTTCACGCTATGCCACCCAGGGCGGCACTGAAGCATTCTACAACGAAGCAGACACTACCTTCTCAGGTAATGATGCTGGATTTGATGAGAGCGCAGGATTCACCAATGGTGTTTCTGGTATGGGTACAACCATCCAGACCGGAAGCAACCCTGCAGTTCTGCAACCTATTTCAGCTGCTTCTTCCATTGCCTACAACGTAGGTCAGGGAATGGCAACTGGTGATGCTGAGAATCTGGACAGTGGTGCTGACGCATTCAACCAGATGGCATTCTCAATCGAGAAAGTCACTGTAACTGCAAAGTCACGCGCACTGAAGGCTGAGTACTCATTAGAACTCGCTCAAGATCTCAAGGCAATCCACGGACTGAATGCAGAAGCTGAGTTGGCAAACATTCTGTCAACTGAGATTCTTGCTGAAATCAACCGTGAAGTCATCAGAACCATCTACAAGGTTGCTGAGCAGGGTGCTGTTCAGAACGTTGCTACCGCTGGTGTATTTGACCTTGACACTGATTCAAACGGTCGTTGGTCTGTTGAGAAGTTCAAGGGTCTTCTGTTCCAAATCGAGCGTGATGCTAACGCAATCGCACAAAGAACTCGTCGCGGAAAGGGCAACATCATCCTCTGCTCTGCAGACGTTGCTTCTGCTCTAACTATGGCTGGTGTTCTCGATTACACCCCAGCACTCAACGCTAACCTTAACGTTGATGACACTGGTAACACCTTCGCTGGTGTTCTGCAAGGTAAGTATCGTGTTTATATCGATCCTTATTCTGCTAACCTGACTTCCGCTAACGGAACTCCCGGTAACCAGTACTATGTTGTTGGTTATAAGGGTTCTTCCCCTTATGATGCTGGTCTGTTCTATTGCCCATATGTTCCTCTCCAAATGGTTCGTGCCGTTGGTGAGAACTCCTTCCAGCCTAAGATTGGCTTCAAGACCCGCTATGGTCTGGTTGCTAACCCATTCGCAGAAGGAACCGATCAAGGTCTGGGTCGTCTCAAGGTTAACGCAAACCGCTACTATCGTCGCGTTGCGGTCAAAAATCTCATGTAAATCTCATATGAGATTATCTGGAGGACCTCAAAAAGGTCCTCTTTTTTTTATAAATAATGCAGTTAAGAACTTCAGTGATATGTTTTATATTTACAAATCAACTAATAAAATTAATAATAAATTTTATATTGGTAGATGTAAGGGTCCTATTGAAAATAGAGAATATAAACATTGGTGGTATGCTACTAATAAAAATACCAATGCACCATTTCCAAACGCTTTACGTAAATATGGACGAGATAATTTTATATGGGAAATTATAGAAGAAACTAATGAGAATAATAATGGTGAAAGAGAAATATACTGGATAGATAAACTAAAACCACAATATAATGCTACTTTAGGTGGAGATGGTGGAACACTTGGTCGCCAATGCCCAGAACACGTAAAAGAAGCAACAAGACAATCAAGAATAATATCTGTTAAAGATAGAAAAACTGGAAAAATTTATGAATCAATGAAAGAAGCCAGAAAAGATACTGGAGTGTTGGAAAGTAGTATAAGTAGGTCAATAAAATATAATGGTCCTGGTAGTAGATGGGAAAAGTTAATCTAAATAGTTCAAAAAATGGCAACGACAAATATTTTTGATAAGCAGATACAGAATAGAAATTTTCTGTCTCCTACTGGATTTAAATTTACTTTAAATAGAGCACCTAAAGTTGCATTTTTCAGCAACTCTGCAAATATTCCTGGAATGACTTTAGGAGTTGCTATTCAACCATCTTACCTTAAGGATATTGATACTCCAGGTGATAAAATTGTATTTGATGATTTTACTCTTCGTTTTTTAGTTGATGAAGATCTAAAAAACTATATGGAAATTCATAATTGGATTCGTGGTCTTGGATATCCAGATAGTTTGAATGACATTTATAATCTTCAAAATCAACAAGAATATGTTGACATGTCAAAGTCAAAAACTATGAATATTTACTCTGATGGAACTTTGACAATTTTGAGCAGTGGTTTAACACCTAACTTTAAAATTAAATTTAATGATCTATGGCCATATAATTTGTCAGCATTAAATTTTGATGCTACAGATACTGACATTGAATACTTTACAGCAGACGTTACTTTCAAGTATACTATATACCAGATAACTGATTTGGATGGCAATCCTCTATGACCATTGATCTTGATAAAATTCAAGAAATGTGGGAGAAAGATTCTAAAATAGATACAGACAATTTACATACAGAATCTTTAAATATTCCCGTACTTCATGCAAAATATTTTGAACTTTATAATACTATTTTTTTGTTAAGAAAAAAAGCAGAACAACAAAAAAGAAATATACGACACGAAAGATATGAGTATTATTCTGGAAAGTCAGATCCAGAAGTTTACATAGATAATCCTTTCCCAAAGAAAATTCGTGATAAGGATACAATGCAAAAGTATCTTGATGCTGACGAAAAACTTTCTACAGTTTGTCTTAAGATTGATTACTATGACACAATGTTAGTTTACATCGAAAGTATTCTAAAGATGATTCAAAATAGAACATATCAAATCAAGAATGCTATTGAGTTTATGAGATTTAACTCTGGATTGGGGTAAATAAATATTCATAGATGAATGGATCTATGTGATTGATACTACAGCAAATCTTGTTATATCAAAATCCAACGAAGTATTTTTAAAGATTAATACAGAACCTCATATTGAATATGAACTTAGAGATCACTTTAAGTTTGAGGTTCCCAATGCCAAATTTATGCCACAATATCGTGGTAAAAATTGGAATGGAGAAATTCATTTATATGACATGAGATCCAAGCAAATCTATGTGGGTCTTTTAGATAAGATTGTATCTTTCTGTAAGCAATATGGATACACTTATAAGTTTGAAGATAATAAATTTTATGGACAACCTTTTGAGTTAAACGAAGAAATCTCAGAAGAAGGTGTCAAAGATTATATGCATTCCATTTGTGCTCATACTCCCAGGAAATACCAGATTGAGGGAGTATATGGTGCGCTAAAGCATAATAGAAAACTATTGATAAGCCCCACTGCGAGCGGCAAATCACTGATGATTTATTCTCTCGTAAGATATTATGTGGATAAAGGCGAAAAAATTCTCTTAGTTGTTCCGACGACATCTCTTGTAGAACAGATGTACAAGGATTTCCTTGATTATGGTTGGGATGCTGACTCATACTGTCACCGTATTTATTCTGGTAGAGAAAAAACTAATGAACATCCAGTTACAATTACAACATGGCAATCTGTATATAAACTAGAGCGTTCATTTTTTGAGGAATATGGCGTTATTATAGGAGATGAAGCACATTTATTCAAGTCAAAATCTCTGATTGAGATTATGACCAAGTTACATCATGCAAAATATCGTTTTGGTTTCACAGGAACACTTGATGGAACACAAACTCATAAGTGGGTTTTAGAAGGATTGTTTGGTCCATCATACAAAGTTACAAAAACTGATGAATTGATGAGACAAGGACATCTCTCACAATTGGATATTCAATGTATAGTTCTAAAACATTCTCCTCAAAAGTTTGAAACTTATGAAGATGAGATACAATATTTAATCTCTCACGAAAGAAGGAATAATTTCATTAAAAATCTTGCATTAGATTTAAAAGGAAATACTCTTGTTCTTTTCAGTAGGGTTGAATCGCATGGAGCAATACTTTTTGAAAAGATAAATACTGATAAGCGAGATGATCGTAGAGTATTTTTTGTCCATGGTGGAGTTGATACTGAAGAAAGAGAATTAGTCAGAGAGATTACTGAAAGAGAAAATAGCGCAATTATTGTCGCTTCTTATGGAACTTTTTCTACTGGTATTAACATTAAGAACCTCCATAATGTTATCTTTGCTTCACCCAGTAAATCAAGAATTAGAAATCTACAATCAATTGGAAGAGTACTTAGAAAAGGAAAAAATAAAACTAAAGCAGTCCTCTACGACATCTCTGACGATTGTACATATAACTCAAGAAAAAACTATACTTT